CGCGAGAGGTGCGAGCAATAACTCGGCTTCGGCAATGTGGACAGCTCAGAGTAATTCGCATGGTCTATACCCGTTCAGAAATAAGGAATCCGCCCCCGGCCTTAATCCTTCACGGTAAATACAACTATTTACGACGGCCGCTTTTATTGTGTTTTGCGGCATATTGCTCAAGTCCGGCGAGGTAGATAATCCGGGCCATTGCCGAAACGGGTCGTTGATCGGATGCGGCGAGCTTTTGAAGCGTGTCGATTTCGTCGCCATTTAGCGGGATCGGAACGCGCTTGGCGGTTGGGAGAGGGTTGTTAAGAGTTGGCATAAGGGTTTACAGGTTGTAACAGTTGGTTTCCAGGTGTTACTAGCTGTAATTATATACCTTACTGTACGCTAACGAACATACAAATTTGTAACCTTAATAGGCCGAAATGGAACACAAAAAGGCGCTTGTTCAAGCCATCGTCGACAGAATGAAAGATGTAGTCGGCGTTACAAAAGACGTTGAATTGGCCGAGTCATTAGGTGCATCGCGCAGCACTACGGCCGTATGGAAAATTCGCGATCGAATACCGTTCGCCGAGTGCATGACGATCGCGGAAAAACATGGGGTCAGTCTCGATTGGTTGGTGCTCGGGCGCGGCGTGCCTGGGATCGACGAGCCAGAGCTAGACCTAAACCCCGAGGGGCTTGTGTTGCCCGATAGTCAGTACGTCGAGATACCCGCGTTCGATATGCCGAGCTTTATCGATGGAGAAACGGCGCAATGTTCGATGCGCATGCCGCAAGCGTGGATCGAGGGCGAGGGCGTGAGCATCCCTGATACCGTGGCGATGCGCATTCCGGGTAACTGTATGTCGCCGACGATTGCCGACGGCGATGTCGTGTTCGTCGATCGACGGCCGCGCGACATAGACGGCGTGTTTGTTTTGCGAGTCGGCGAGAGCCTTCGCTTGCGGCGAGTGCAACGCATGCACGGGGGCGCGTTGCACCTGCTATGCGATAACCCAAACTATGAAAAGGAAGTGGTAAGCGCCGACCAGGCCGACGCCCTCGATTTCATCGGGTATTGCTTCGGGCATTTACGGCGCGTGCGTTAGCTTTCTTGCGCGCCGGCTTTACTTTTTCAAGTTCTTTTTTCGAGGCCCGTTCGAGAGCGTTGTAAAGCGTCGGCTTGCTTACGCCGTAGCGCTTCGCGATGCTCGCCATCGATACGTCAGGGCTTGCGCGTAGCACGCGTATTTCGGCGATCGCCTTGTCGTCGAGCTTGGCAGGGCGCCCGCCCGATCGCCCGCGCGCCTTCGATGCTTCTAAACCGGCCTTCGTGTTCTCGCTTATCACGTCGCGTTGGTATTGCGCCATAGCGGCCATAAAGCCGAAAAACATGCGGCCTTGCGCGGTGCTCGTGTCGATCTTTTCCGAGAGGCTTTCGAACGCGACGCCACGCGCGGCCAGCTCGTCGACGATTTGCACCAGGTCGACAAGCGATCGGCCGAGGCGATCGAGGCGCCAAACGATCAGCGTGTCGCCCTTGCGTAACGCGCGCATCATGTTCGCCAGCTCGGGCCGGCCGGCCTTCGCCTTGCCGCTCGCCTTTTCCTCATATACCTGCACGCAACCAGCTCGCGCGAGCGCGTCGCGTTGCAGCTCTAAGTTTTGATCGACCGTCGAAACGCGCGCATAGCCGATGCGCATGCCGCCGGTCACGATATCGAGCGTTGCCTTGTCAGCAGGATCACGCATGGTTGTGGATCGCTTTGAAAAGTTGAATCGGTGAAAAGCCGTGCAGCTCGGCGCGGCTTCGCAGCTCGCGCAATACCGCGATTGCATGCCTATTGATGAGCCGCAGCTCGCGAGGGTTTGCCGGCGCGATCGAGCCGCGCACTATCGGGCCAGTGCATACGCGTCGATCGTATGTCTCGCATCGCTCGTGATACTCGGCGGCCAGCTCGTCGAGCTGCGTGCGAGGCGTCGGCTCGAATGTGCCGATGTACAGGTCGCGCCTCATTGCCTCGGGGTCGACAGCGAACCATGCAGGGGTTTCATTGCGCATCGCATGCCCCCATAGCGCGCAGATACCCGCCGAGCTGCGCGCGTTGGTAGCCGATGCCGCCGGCCGTTTGAGTGATCGCTACGTCGGCCGGCATCATGCCGAGTTCAATGCGCCGCTCGATCGCCGCGCGCATTACGCGCCGGTATGTCTTGCCGCCGGCGAGAAAGATCGCGCGCACGTCCGAGGGCCATTCGATCGCGTCGAAATCCGGCAGCTCGGCGAGCATTTCGTCGGCGCGCGCCTCGGTCATACGTTGCTCGTAAGGCTCGGTGATTTGATCGGCCGGCAGAAACCCATGCTTCGCCGACAGGATCACGACGGCCGGCCGCGTCTCGGGCGCGTTGGCGCGAAAGGTCGAATACATGACGCCCTGGTAAAGATCGAGTGCGGGCGCCGGCGTCGCGGCCTTCGTTGCCGAGCACGCCATAAGGATTAGGTGTTGAGTCGATCGCATGCTTTTCTCTCAGAGTCAATAAACCCGAGTCGCGGGGGTTTTCGTTACTTTGATTATTTTACGAGGTTTCTTTACGGTATGGGCGAAAAAAAGGGGCGTCGAACGCCCCAAACCCGAACAGTAACGAAAACGGTCGTTTATTGCCCGCCCTTGCGAAAGTGTGAGCGGTGCCGGTCGCTCGTCGGATCGTCGCGCGTCTCCAGCTCGAGCGCGGTCGTGTATCCGCCGTCGCCGATCGTGTGCTTTACCTTCTTTGCGAGCCAGGATTGCGCGTCGATATCGGGCTTGAACCCGTTGAGATAGACGGGAATCTCGGGGTACAGGTCGGGGCGGCCGAGCGCGAGCGTGTAATCCATCGTTGCTTGACTGCGTTTCGTGCGATTGAATTCGGCCGTTGCCGCCGCGCGTGCGTCCGCCTCGGTCGCATACGTCTCGGGCAATACTTTGATGTTGTGATTGCTTTCGCCGCCGACGACGACAGACTCGCGTTTCTTGCGGCCGGTGCCGTGGTAGTTCGCACGCACGCCGGCATAGTTCTCGCGCTCGGCGATGTGATAGCGGTGTTGGTCGCCGTCCTTTCTCGTCAGCTCAATCGATTCGAGTTTCGTGCCCTTTGCGGTCGTGCCGTGCCCGATCGGCATAAAGAGCAAGTGCGTGTCTTTCACGTTCATCACGGCGTCGTAACGCTTCGCTAGGCGCGTGAGAAACGACATATCCGACTCGTGCGTTTGATCGATATGAGCAATCGCGACTTTCGCCAGGGCGTCGGCGATCGCCGGCTTGAGGCCGTGCTTGCCGGCGATCTTGCGAACGATCGCGCCGATTGTCTCGCCGTGCCAGCTCCGTTCGATGCGCTCGCCCATTTCCTTTGTCATCGAGGCCGACCGCGCCCGAATGGTGAGGATATCCGGGGCGCCGCTATGTTCAACTTCGTCGACCGTGAAACTCCCTTTGTCGACGATGCCGGTATCGGACCAGCCGAACGCAACGCGCAGCACGGCGCCGCGCGCGGGGATCGCGAGCAATCCCTCGGAATCGTCGAGCGTGATATCGAGCGTGTCGGCTTCGTCCGATCGCGATTCGGACAGCGACAGCGAAATGAGGCGCGGGGCGATCTTGCTCGTGAGGTCGCGGCCGTCGAGCGTGATTTGATATTCGGGCGTCGGTTGCTTCATGCCGTTTCGCCCTTCGTCGTGTTCGCCTTCGTTTTCACGAGTCCATCGTCGACGCGCATTAGGCTCAACGTGAATTCGACACGGCGCGGCGTGCCGTCCTTCGCGTGCAGCGTTTGCCCTTCGTCGAGTCCTTCGATCACAAAGGCGCCATAGACAGAGCCGGCGCCGTCGACGAGCACGTAAGCGTCGCCGGCGTCGCCCATCGTGCGCAGCTCGGTGAGCGACGACAGCTTGCCGCCGAGTTGATCGGGCGCAAACCAGCCGGTCAACGTGATCGCATCGTCGCCGGCGCCGGTGAATTGCCGCGCATTGCGCCCGCCGACGCGCGACGTGCTCGCGTGCTTCCAGCTCGTGCGCCGTTGCAGCTCGCTAAAAGCCAGGTCCGACAGACTGAAAACGAATTGCCCGAGTGATGCCAGCATCTTTATTTCTCCGTTCAATCCGACAGGCGCGAGCCGAGGCGCGATCGCTTCTCGCGCTCGATCTTTTGCAGCTCGGCGCGAATTTGATCGCCGATCGCCTTCGCGTCGCCGCCGGTGATGTTGAAAATGTACGTATCGCCGCCGGCCGCCGATGCCCCGCCGGCCGAATTTCCGGGCGCCTGGCGGGCCGCGATCGGCGGTCGGGTATCAATGGGTACGCCAGGGCCGCCGAGCGGCATGCCGGCCGCATTTGCCGCGCCAGGTGCCGCGAACGAGGTCGCCGCGAGCGTCGCCAGGCCGACCGCAGCTTTTGCGATGCGCCCTTGCTCGCCTTCCATGCCGATCGCCGCGCCTTGGGTGATGAATCCGCCCAGCTCGCCGAACACGCGCGACGGGCTATGAATGCCGAGCTTTTCCTTGAACCATGCAACGGTGCTTCCGGCGACGTTCGTGATCGCCGCTTGCACGGCGCCGAGGCCGCCGGTGATGCCGTTGACGAGGCCGGCGATCAGGTTCGCGCCAAACTCCGAAAACTTCGACGGCATATCAAAGCCGAACCATTGCAGCACGGCCGCGAACGCCTGGTAAAACAGGCCCATCGGGGACCAGTTGAGAATGAGTTGCGCGACGCCGGCGAGGCCGCCGGAAAACGCCTGGCGCACGCTATCCCATAGGCCGCCGAAAAATGCCTTGATCGGCTCCCAATACTGATAGATCAGGAAAGCGCCGACCGCGATCGCGGTGATTGCCAGGCCGATAGGGTTCATCAGCAACGCGCGGCCGACGAACATCGCGGCCGATCCTACGGCGCGCAACGCGGTCGCGCCAAAGCCGAGCACGCGCGCCAGGATGCCGCCTTGCATGCCGAGCGCGGTCATACTGAAACGCAGGATTGCGAGCGGCGCCAGTACGCCGGCGAGCATTACCGTAATGCCCCCGCCGACCGTGAGCAACACGGCCAGGATCGCGGCCGTTTTCATCAGCGCATTCGCGACGCGCGGGTTTTCACGCGCGAACGCGCCCATGCGTTGCGACATATCGCCGAGCCATTCGACGACGCCTTTAATTTCCGGTGCGATCGCTTCGCCGAACGCAACGAGGCCATTCGTGAATGTGCCGCCGGCCGCTTCCCATAGGTTTTTCAGCGTGCCGAGTTGCTTATTGACGCGCTCTTGCATCGAGGCTTGTGCGGCCATCTTGCCTTGCACTTCCTCATAGCCGGCTTTCCCTTTCTCGATCATCAGGGAAATAACCTGGAGCGTTTCAGCGTCGTCGCCGAAAATCTCTTTGGTCACGCCGAGGCGCTTTTGCGTCGACAGGCCCTTGAGTT